TACAGGTTCTTGATAAATGTACGAATAGATACAAGTTTCAAGAGCTGGTTTTAGTGCTTGGTCGTCGTTCTGGAAAAATGGCCCGGTTAGATACTCCATTATATACCATGGGAGGTTGGTCTACAATGGGTGATGTAAAGATAGGAGAATATGTCTTTGCGCCAGATGGAACACCTACTAAAGTCGTTGCAAAGTCAGATGTAGATTATGACGAGCAAGCTTATGAATTAGTATTTAGCAATGGAGATAGAATTGTTGCTGGCGAAAATCATGAATGGGTAACACTAACAAAAGCACAAAGAAAAAACGCATCTAGAGGTAAATATTCTAAAGACCCTGTTCCTCATGTATTCACCACTCAACAAATCTATGAATCACTAACATATGGCAAGCCTAGACAGATGCTTAAAAAGGGCTCTCAAATAGAAAGAAATGATAAATTTTCTGTAGAGTTTAATCATGCTATTGAAATTACAAAACCCCTTCAATTTCCAGAACAAGATCTTTTAATTCATCCTTATTTATTAGGAACATGGTTGGGAGACGGGAGTAGATCATCTTGTCAAATAACAGGAATTGACATGGAAATATTTGATTATATTGAAACTAATTGTAATCATGCCGTTAAACATTCAGAGTTTGTTGAAAAATCTCATTATATTAAGCCGAACAATGAATCAGATAAAATATTCTTACATTTAATTAAAGAGATTGGCGTATTCAAAAACAAACATATCCCATTAATCTACAAGCAAGCATCTATTGAACAAAGACTAGAGTTGTTGAGAGGATTAAATGATACTGATGGTTATGTAGATCCTAAAAAATATACTGTAGAATTTTGTAACACTAATGAAACCCTTGCTTATGATTATTATGAACTTGCTTGTGGTTTAGGTTTCAAGGCAAGTATTAAGAAATCTGATGCAACATTATATGGACGAAAAACCTCAGATCGTTGGAGAATTACTTACTCTGTTCGTCCTGGAGATAAAGTATTTAATTTATCAAGAAAGCAAGCAGTATTAGACAATAAAACAAAAATAGATAAATCTGATAAATATAGAGTTTTTATTAAAGAATGTAATCCTGTTCCTAATCCGGGTATGCAATGTATTCAGGTAGAACATCCTTCTCATATGTATTTAATTGGAAGGAGTATGATTCCAACTCACAATTCATTCCTTGTATCTGCAATGGCTCTTTATGAATTATATCGATTAATTTCCATGGACCATCCGCAAGCTAGATACGGTTTAATGGAATTTGATGAGATTGTATTATTAAATGTTGCTAGAAATGAAGAACAGGCTAAAAAAGCTATCTTCTCAAAAATTAAGCAGACTGTTTTAGCATCTCCATATTTTCAGCCCTTTATCGGAAAAGATACTGAACTTGAAATGAGATTCTATACAGCTCATGACAGGATAGAAAATGAAAGAAGAGAAGTAGCTGGAATTAATTTATTTCCAGGATCTCTTGTTTTACGATGTGGTTCTAGTAATGCTTCAGGTCTTGTTGGTCTTACATGTTGGTGTATTATCATGGACGAAGTAGCTGCCATGGCCGGAGACAATCCTGATTCCGGTGTTGACTATTCTCTTTATGATGATTTGAAGCCTTCCTTAGCTACTTTTGGTAAGGATGGGAAGATGATGATGCTTTCCAACCCTAAAGGCCCTATCGGATTATTATATGATTTGCATGAGAACCGTCAAGATGATCATACAACCTTAGTGATGCGCCTTCCCACATGGCTAACAAATCCTAATATCGATAAGGCTTGGCTAGATGATCAGAAGAGAAAAAACCCTGTAGAACATCAAATGCAATATGGGGCTGAATTTGGTGCATCTTCTTCTGATCCTATGTTTACTGCAGATTCCATTGATAGATTCTTTAATTCTTCTTCAATGATAGCACGAAGAGAACATGGTCAGCCTCTTGTAGATTATTATTGCCATTTAGATCCTGCTCGCACATCTGATTATTATGCTCTTGCTGTATCGCATTCTGAACCTATATATGGCTCTATAGGACCTGACAATAGACCTTTACGTAGAGTTGTAATTGATCATATTCATTTTTGGAACCCTATGATTAAAAACCAACCTGTATCTGAAAGAGAAGTTGAAGAATATTTAATTGAGCTACATAAAGTATTTAAATTCAAACAGGTTACTTTTGATCAATGGCATTCTCAATCTTCTCTTATAAAATTAAAAAGCGCTGGTATTAATGCTCTGGAAAGACAATTTAATAAGGAATATAAAGATAAAATTTACACCGAGCTTACCCAATTATTAAGAGAAGATAGAATTGATATCTATGATCTTTCTGGAGGTAAATATAGAGATGCTTCAGGAAAAGAATTTAATCTTAACGAAATTCAGGAAGCAAAAATTCAATTTCAATTCCTACAAAAAAAATGGAAAGGTTCTAGATATTATATTTCAGCATTACAAGGATATAAAGATGATATTTGTGATGCCATAGCTGCTGTATCTTATGAATGCTTGACAAGTAAAATCATGCAAAGACTACCAGGTTCTAGGACAATTTCATTAGGTAGAAGAATTTGATAGATAAGGTGAATATTTATTATGAAATTATATCTCTCTAGTATATATGCGGAAAATCACGGCGCAAAGCACCATGATTTTCTTGCTGGTCTTACAGCTGCGATGAGTGCTGCGCTGGCGTTCCTCACGATGCCTTTTAAGGGCACGAATGCGAACAGCCTGAAGGTGGGCAAGTAATGGTCTATCAAAACGTACGCATTGAACAGCAGTTAACACCGACATATGACTGGCTGGTGTTCGGTGAAATCTACACTGATGGTGGCGTGTTCGTTGCTGACTTTGGGCCTAATGGGACAAGTGTATTCCAGTGGTTTCCACAGCAGGACTACCAATTTCAATATGACCTTGTCATGCGTTTTGTACCGTTGATGGGTGCAGAGATTGTGAATGGAACGGCTGAATAATGGCAACCGCATACGTTAGTTCATCTGGCTCTGCTGCCTATCCCGGCACTGTCAGTGCTCCCACATCGTTGGCTACAGCTTTCTCAACTGCTGGAGCGGGTGATATTGTCTACATCGCTCCCGGAACTTATCGTGGCACGTTTACACTCGGTGTATCTGGCACAGCAGGAAACACTATCCAGTTCATCGGAGACGCTGGCTCAACTCAAGCCATCAGCGGCAGTACACCCGGTATTGTACGCATCACGAACATTTTAAGTGACACAGCATTCCCGGCTAACAACACGATGCTAACGGCTACGAGTCGCAGTTACTGGAGTTTTGAAGGCATCTATTTTGAAGGCTATCAAACGAATCTACCCCAATTAAACCTGACAACGTGTACAAACTTTAGTTTTACAAAATGTAGTTTTGCCGGTATACGTACAGGCGCTGTTACAATGACAACGTCAGCAGGTGTAGCAGTAAACGCTTCGTTCTCAAAATGCACGTTTGCAACGTCTGGTATTACGTTTGGTGCTCCAACTCATAGCGGTAACTATAGTGTTGGCTTGACATTGACGGATTGTTTTGCATCAGGACAATTAATTGCAATGGCTACGACCGTTGGTGGGGCTACCAGTACTAATGGGGGCAATGTTGTAATTTATAACTGCTGTGGGTTTGGAGGCGTTCCATTACTTTTGTACAGTACAAACACCGCCACTCCATCTGTTGTAAGAAACTGTATATTTAATGCCATCAATGGTTTTATACACGGCGGAACTGTTGGCTCATGCGATGAAGATTACAACGTTATATTCGGTGATTATTTCGGTATGAACATAGGTGCTAACACGATTCGTGGTGGCACTTTTGGTCTTGACTACGGATACTCCGCACTCGCAGGTATTCCTTCACCTTCATTCTATGGACCTTATCTAGGGAGTCGTGCAATAGCAAGCGGTGTTGTATCTGGCGCACCTGCAACTGATATCGATGGTGTACCTTGGTATCAAACAACACCAGACCGAGCAAGTTACACCTTTGCAGGTCGGAACAATGTGATTCGATTCTTTAATCCATCTGATACGAACAGCATCACAATCGCTCCCGGCTCAACATCTCAAAGCATCGAACTCTACCTCGGTGCTACAGGGCTAACTTATCAAACATCTGGATTACAAGCTTATTATGCAAGAAATAGAAGTACTCCAGTTCAGATTTCTTTAGTAAGTCAGACAACAACCGGCTCGTGGATTTCGGGTGGCTTTGCAGAGATTAATTCTACAACAATGCCTGGAATTTATAGATTAGATGTGCCGAACGCTGCTTTTGCTTCCGGTTCTTCTGATGTAACTATTAATGTAAGAGGAGCTTCAGGAACTAACGGAGCTGTTCTTACTGTTAATCTAGCATATACCCAGATGGACATGACTCAATCTGTTCCTACATCTAATACTGCTCATACTTTAGGCGATGCTTTAAATGCTGCTAGGGCTTATGGTTTTGGCAAGTGGGTTATTTCAGGTACTACATTATCTTTATATGCAAGTGATAATACAACAGTTATCAAAACATTTACATTAGACTCTGGTTCTTATCCAACTTCAAGGACTTAATATGGACAAATCTATTAAAATTGCTCAATATGGTGGTGTTGGTGGTGGTGGAACATCTTCTCCATATTCGCCTGGTGGAAGTCCTATAGGTAAAGGTGGTTATAATCCTGGAGGCTGGGATATTAATGCTCTTATTGAGGATATTTCATTTGAGCATTTTTTAGCAAGAACCCATAATCCTGTTGACCCTTCTGAGGATAGAAATATTGAAAACCGTCTTGAAATTTTCCATAGATTTTCTGAAGATGACACAATCCCTTTTGAATTAACCCCAAGAGAAAGATATAAGAAGAAGGTTAAGGAAGAGATTGAAAAACACGAAAAATTTCTTCAAGATGCTGGAAATAGATTAAGAAATAACTCTGTCAAATTTATTAAAGAACATTACCAACCAAAAAACGAACATATAGTTGGAATTGAAGAATTATTAAGTTCTAAGAGAAAATATGAAGATGGATTTAAATCTGACTTAATTGATAATATTCCAGATCTAATTAAGCCAGAAAGAATTCACTGGGCTATTAGAGATTTAGATAAAATTGTTGAAGCTTATCCTATTAATAGAAGAGATAGGGTTACTGTAGATGATTCTGAAGAGCAATCAGAATTTGAAACATATAGAAAAACTCACTTTCCTAATCCAGTGCCAATTTTAGGTCCTACAGATTTAACTTTAGATGAATATTTAGAAGTTTTACCTAAGCAAAATAGAAGTGGCTATAGTGAATTTTGGAACACACCAGCTTTGCCTTTTGATTTTCCTGGTAATGATGCCCCCTATAAAAACCATATTGAAAAAGATAAATCTAATATTCAGAAAAAAGAGTTAAATTTGAATGATTCTCTTGAAGGAAATTTACATAAGGCTCCATATGATAACTGGCAAAATTTCCTTAAAGATGATGATAGTACTGAAAAGCTTACACCAGTTCATGATTTAGTAACAGATCCATTCTTCACTCCTGGTTGGTAAATTGTAAAAGAACATTATGTATGATTATTTAGTTGTTGGCTCTGGATTTTTTGGATCAGTATTTGCAAGAGAAGCTTATAATCTGGGCAAAAAAGTCTTAGTTATTGATAAAAGAAATCATATTGGTGGAAATTGTTACAGTAAAATTTATAATGGCATTAACGTTCATGAATATGGCCCTCACATTTTCAACACCAATAATGAAAAAATCTGGGAATATGTTAATAGCTTTTCAGAATTTAATAACTACAGACATAAAGTTAAATCTTTTGCAAATGGGAAATATTATTCATTCCCTATAAATCTTCAAACTATCTATCAAATTTATCCAGAATTATCATCTATTTCTGAAGTAAAGAAATTATTCCAATCTTTCTACGAATTTAAAAATCCAACAAACTTTGAAGAACTTGCTATAGATTCTGTTGGTAAACATATTTATGAGTTATTAATTAAAGGCTATACAGAAAAGCAATGGGGAAGAGATGCAAAAACTATAGACTCTTCTGTATTTAATAGATTGCCAATAAGATTTAATTTCAACGACGATTACCATGAGAAAACTTATTCTGGCGTTCCTAAAAATGGATATGAAGATTTATTTAAAAACATCTTAGGTGATATTCCATTAGAACTAAACACAGATTATTTTAGCGATAGAGATGATTTTGACAAGTTAGCTAAATATGTTGTTTACACTGGCCCTATTGATAGATTCTTTGGTTATATTCATGGGGACTTAGAATATAGATCCTTAAAATTTTCACATCATTTAGTTCACGAAGATTATCAGGGTATAGCTCAAGTAAATTTCCCAAACAAAAATATACCTTGGACTAGAATTATTGAACATAAATATTTTAATTTTAAACCTTCAAAAGAATCTATTATCACTTATGAATTTCCTGAAGAATATAACAAATTAAACGATCCATATTATCCAATTAACTCTTCAGAAAATAATGAAATCTTTAGAAACTATTTAAAGATGATTGATAAGAGTAAATATATTTTTGGTGGAAGACTTGCTAATTATGCTTATATGAATATGGATCAAACAATTATAAGCTCTTTGAAAACATTTGAAAATCATATCAAAGGAATAATTTAACGTTTGTAGTCAATAAATTAAGATATGAAAGTAAGTGAAAAGATTTTAAAACTAATTAAAAAAGCCAATTATTATGATGAGATTGGACTATTTAATTCTGCCGATCTAATTAATATAAAAATAGCTCAGATTTACCCATCTTTAAGTGATTCTACATATGATCTTTCTAGCCACCTTGTTAAATGGAAAGACGTTGCATATGATTTTGATAATGCAGACTTTTTAAGAACCAAACACTATAGAGACAAGATTCCAACTTATATAGATTTACCAGATGGAGACAGTGGAATTAAAGGTATCGAAGAGCAGTTACATGGAGAGGCTGATGTTCCGGGTCCAGCTTTAATTTACGAAGATGGATTTACAATGTCTAATCCAGGTTTAAGAGATTTAGACGATTTTTTAGCAGAGAACATAGAAAAAGATCAAGCCAGCAATCCAGCAATCAAATACGGTCCATATAGATAAGGAGAGAACAATGCCATTCCCAGTTAAACCAGTACATAAGTTAGATTTACATGAGGAACTTTTTGATTTTAAAGGCCTCAGCGATTCAGGTATGTCAGGACTTCAATTACAATTATTAGGTGTACATGAACATGACAATACTAAAACATCTTCCAAAGTATCAGAAAGAGATATTAGATTTCTTGAGATCATTGACAAGAATGTTGACACTATTACCACTGCTGCAGGATTAGGTTTAAATACTAGAAATGGTGATAAGTTCTGCAATGTTCCTGGAGATATTTCTGACAATGATCTTTTATATCTGAAGACCGCAGGATTATTACAAGGTTATGGCAGATCTGTAACTCTTACCAGTAAGGCTAGAATTGCATTGAGAGATCATTATTTAAATAATCCAGTTAATGAATTTAGAAAGGCAAGGAAGAAGACTAAGTTTGATTACACAGAAGCAAATTCAGTTAAGGTTGCATCTGTCAAAACAGCTTCTTCATCTAAATTTAAAAAGATATGACCCCCGATTTCGTCTTTAAAGTAAGATTCGTTGCAGATACAGACCAAAAAAGAACAAAAGGTCTGATGTATGCTGAACCTCTTGAAGATGATGAAGCTGTCATTTTTATATTTAATACACCAGATAAATACAGTTTTTGGAATCAGAATGTAAGTTTTGATCTTTCATTAGCTTTCTTAGATGAGAATTCAAGAATTGTAGATTTTGTTGATTTAAAAAAGAATGATAGCACAATGAAGTCTCCAAAATCAAGCAAAGTTCGTTATGTAGTTGAAGCTAGAAAAGATGCTTTTACGGATAATGACATTAAAATTGGTGACAGAATTTGGTATAAGGATAGAGAATTACAAGTTTTCAAGGAAACTAAGTAATAAAAACTATAATTAAATATATTAATTTAGCAGGAAAATTAAGCTTTAATAAAGAACTTTTTTTCTGTACTCTTCTCGAAGGAACTAAAAAATATGGCAGATAGAATTTTTCCAAACCGTGTTCAAGAGGGCGAACTTGACTCTGAACTCGTATATCAAGGCATTAACTGGGAAGGCTTAAACATTGTTGAAGCCAAGAAGAAAAGCCCAAAAATGTCTAAAGAACTCGTTGAGCATTTTAAGAATCATGTCAGTGCTGAAAATGAAGATGATGCAGTTATTGCAGCATTAAAGGCTCTTGCTGAAGATTCTGACGATGACGATGAAGATGATGATGA